TGTCTTCAGCCTTGATAGTACCAGCCTCATTCTTTTTTGCCTCAGCCTCAGCCTCAGCTTTGGCACGTTCAGCTCTGGCTTGCTCACGTCTTTTAACATTCTCATCTGCCCTGGCTTGCTCACGTTCCTCTTGAGCCATCCTTGCCTTACGCTCAGCACGCTTTGCGTTTGCTTGTTTAGCAGCTTCAGCGTGGGCTTCTGGGTTACCGTTTACTTTAGTCTTAGTTTGTGCGTTCATTTTAGTTGCCTTGTTTTACGTTGACCACCAGAAGTCTCTGGCTTGAATAGTATTATCCCCCAATTAATCCGAAAGTAAATAGCAAATTGAAAATAAATTTAGAACCTAGTATATAGTGTGATGTGGTATGTGGATACTCAAAGCGGTCAGCACTCGCAGTTGGCGTCCATGCCCAGCAACTCATATGTATCAACACACTGACCATCTTATATATTATAATGCTGTTGTAACTTGTTGATTAACCTGGACATTCCGCTGGTTCAGCAGCCACCTAGCATTTATACATGTGGCCAGGGGGGTTCAGAGGTGTCAATGTTACGTGACTGTCCTCCTGAAAATTTTTTTTTTTTTTTTTTCTTCACCACTATAAATAATCCTTTACTTCCAAGCTATTATATAGTAGACTTATAAGCAATTAAAAATATTTACCCTTTAAACAGATAAAGGATAATTATTAATTAAAACAACAACTTAGGTTATATAACATTATGGCATTGCCAAAGACAGGAACAGAATCTAACAAGAAATACAATGGTTACAAAGGAATCTATGAGAATTGTGATGAGGATTCTCTAGTGTTTTTTGATTTGCATATGTTAGCAGAAGTTGAAGAATTGGCCATTGGGTTATCAGAGGCAGAAGTTTTAGATTATTATGCACTTACAATGGATGATTTGTACACAGCGGAAAAGATGAAATCAGAGGATGATAGTTTTGATATTGATGATGTAACAACTGCAAAATATGATTTAAGATGGTTCTATATTTCATTTAAAAGAGGTAGAACAAAAGCAAAGAAAATTGCTTGTGATAGATTGTTCCAGAATATGACCAATAGGTCAGGCGGTACTCAAGCAGCGGTAATATATCTTAAACATTTTGCAGATAAGTTTCCATTAAATGTAGATGATTCTGAGTTAAACATGGCTAACAAGAATTTCTCATTTACAGTGGTAATGGACTGATGGATATAGTTTATAAAGCATCACCGACTTGTAGAAGTTTTCACAAGAGTAATAAATTTGTTAGAGCGTTGATGGGGCCAATTGGTAGTGGCAAATCAGTTGCTTGTGTTGTTGATCTTATGATTAAAGCATATGAACAGAAACCTTCTCCTGATGGAATTAGGAGAACAAGATGGGCAATTATAAGGAATACATATAGAGAATTATTAGATACAACAATGCAGACATTCCATGATTGGATACCAGTATCCACTGGAGTATTTTCTGCTATGAATCTAAAATTCACTCATATACAAAAATTGCCAGATGGAACCACAGTACAAGCGGAATTTTTATTTAGAGCATTAGATAGACCAAATGATGTAAAGAAGTTACTATCACTTGAGTTAACTGGCTCTTGGGTAAATGAAGCAAGAGAAATACCAAAGCAGATTATAGATATGTTGCAAGGTCGTGTAGGTCGTTATCCTAACATGAGAGATGGTGGAGCTACTTGGTTTGGTATTATAATGGATACCAACCCTCCAGATAATGATCATTGGTGGTATAAACTTTTTGAAGAGAGTTTACCAGATAATCATTTTCTTGCAAAGCAACCAAGCGGAACAAGCGGAAAGGCTGAAAATATAAGCAACCTACCACCAAATTATTATACTAATATGCAAGGTGGTAAAGATCAGGAGTGGATTAACGTGTATGTTCATGGTAATTATGGATTTATAGCTGATGGCAAACCAGTATTCCCTGAATATAAAGATGATGTTCATTCATCACAAGAACCATATTTTGCTGATCCAAAATTACCATTATATATTGGTATAGATTTTGGATTAACTCCAGCTGCTGTATTTGGTCAACTTACAGCAAGCGGTAGAATGATTATATTTGATGAGTTGTGCACATTTGATATGGGCGCTATGTCATTTGGTAAGCTGTTAAGAGAAAAACTTAATACAACATATTCTAAATTTTTAAATGTTGAGATATATGCTGATCCTGCTGGTGAACAAAGAGCTCAAACTGATGAGTCTACACCATTTATGATCTTACACAACCAAGGTATTGAAGCATATCCAACATATACCAATGATTTTACAATAAGACGTGAAGCAGTAGCTGATTATATGCAAAGATTGGATTTTGCAGGTAATACAGCTTTCTTAATAACTGGTAAAGCAACTACTTTAAGAAAAGCATTAGCAGGCGGTTATAAATATAAACGTATGCAAGTATCTGGTGAAGCACGTTTTATGGACAAACCAGATAAAGGTAGATATTCTCATGTTGCTGATGCTTGTCAGTATTTATTCCTGGGAGCAGTAGGTGGAAGTAGAGTTATTGGTGGATTTGATTCCAAACCTATTGATTATACACTTTCTAATTTAGGTGTTATATGATGTTTTATGATTACCAATATGAAATACTGAATAAACCAGAAAAGACCTTTCATGAAAAAAGAGAGTTAGTAAAACAACTTATTAAACTTAAAATTAGAGGCAATAAAATGGCTAAAGCAAAAACACAACCAAAGAAACCACCTATGCCAATGCCTGGCAAGAAAAAAGGAGCATGCTAATGGCTGGTAAAATATACAAAAACTCTTTTAAATTAAATGAAGCATGGGGGGATGGACGCAGAGCAGCGCAAACTGGTGCGTTAATCGGTACCAACCCATTTTCCATCGGAGTTCCTGCTTATCAAGCATGGATAGATGGTTTTAATAATACATTCGCATAATTATGGCAAAACTATCTGAGAGCGACATTCTTGCTATCATAGCAAATGAACTTAGTAATGCTAATATTACTACTTCAAGTCCAGCAATGCTGCAAGACCCACTTCTGTACTATCTTGGTTTACCAAATGGTACAGAGCAAGAAGGTCGTTCATCAATAGTATCTACAGATATAGCAGATGCTATTGAGTGGATAATGCCTCAAATAATGAAGTCATTTACTCAGAACAATGAGGTAGTAGTATTTGACCCAATTAGTGAGGCAGATGAATTACAAGCTAGTATAGAATCTGAGTATGTATATGATGTGCTAATGAAACAGAATGATGGGTTTGTATTAATCCATCAATTTGTAAAAGATGCACTTATGCAACGTAATGGTATGCTTAAAGTGTACTATGAAGAATCAGTAGAAACAAAAGTATATAACTATACTGGATTGACAGAAGATCAGTTACATGTAATTGTAGCAGATAAAAATACAGAGATAAAGCAATTAACTCCTAATCAGTATATTGATGAACAAGGACAGCCACAAGTAATATATGATGCTAAGTTATCTGTTACTAATAGAGACGGTCGAGTAAAAATTGATGGTGTAGCCCCTGAAGAATTTAGAGTTAATTCACAACATAATTCTATTGATTTATCAAACGCTAGATTTACAGCTCAGATAGTTAACAAATCATTATCAGATTTACGTGAAGAAGGATTTAAACAATCTGAAATTGAAGATATTGCATCATCTGACTTAATACGTTCATCATACCGTTTTAACTATCAAAACGAACCAACTCTTATACCTTCTACACTTTCACAAGATGATGCTAATAAGTTAGTTGAAATTGGTGAGTGTTATATGAAACTTGACATGGATGGTTCAGGTATAGCAGAACTTATGAAAATAACTGTAGCAGGTGTAGAGCCTCCTACAAAAATACTTAGTATTGAATCTATTGATAGCAGTCCTTGGATTGCCACAACTGCCATTTTAATGTCACACAAGTTTCAAGGGTTGTCAGTATATGATAGACTTAAACAGATTCAAGACAATAAAACAGCAATTATCCGAAACATTATGGATAATATGTACTTACAAAATAATCAACGAAATGTTATTCTTGAAGGCCAAGTTAATCTTGATGACCTTCTTGTCTCTCGTCCTGGTGGCCTCATTAGAGCTAAACGACTAGATGCTATTACACCATTACAAACTCCACAGATAGGTGATGCAGCTTTTAGTATGATGCAATATCTTGATGAAGTAAAGGCAGGTCGTATAGGCGTATCTGCTGATGGTACTGCTTCACCAGAGAATATAGGTGATAGAGTAGGCTCTCAAGGTGTTGAGAGAATGATGACTGCTAAAGAAGAATTAATTGGATTAATTATTCGTGTTATATGTGAAACTGGTATTAAACCACTATGCAATAAGATTCGTGACATAGTAACACAACATGTTGATACAATACAAGATTTTCAGTATCGTGGTCAATGGGTTAAAGTTAATCCATCAGAATGGCCAAAACGTACTAAGAGTTCAGTACGTGTAGGAACAGGAACTGGTGATGTTAGAGCTAAATTAGCTGCTATTCAGCAGATACAGCAAATACAAGCTCAAATAATTGCAACACCTGGACAAGCATTAACAAATCCAGCTAAAATATATACTACACTTGATGACTTCTGTAAGTTTTCAGGTCTTAATGGTGCCAACAAATATTTTATCGACCCTTCTTCACAGGAAGGTCAGCAAGCCCAACAACAAGCATCACAAGGTTCTCAGCAACAACAACAACAGCAACAACAGTTAGAGATGGAACAAATAAGGCAACAAGCTGAGATTGCAAAGTTTGCTACTACTACTGCTGAAGCCCAAATGGCTAATGTGCAACTAAAAGGACAAGTTGAACTGGGTAAACACCAACGTGAAATGGAAAAACAAACTTTTATAAATGAAATTGAAAGATTGAAATCAGAACTTGCACAAGCTAAAATTATTGAAAGTGCTCAAAATTCATTAGCTGAAATGAAATTTAAATATGATGAATTATCTATGAAAACTGCATTAGAATTAACTAAATTAGAAGCAACTTCTAAAACAGATCAAGACCAAAATTTTATGTCTAATGAAGATATAACAGATGAGGATCAAAAAGAAAATGTCGAATAAAGATATAGACCATATATTGCATGAAGAAGTAAATATAGGCAATAGGGCTCAGCAAGCTTATGATATATATCTGAAGGACTATTTTGATAAATTTCAAAGTAGTGTTGCCAAACAATTATATGTAAATGATCTTGCTTGTGATGATATTTTAATTATAAAATATCAAATAACTGCAATAAAAGCTTTGGAAGAAATTATACTTAGGGATATAGAAACAGGACAACTTGCATTTAAACAACTTAGTGAAGAGTGAGATAAAATATGAATGATGACCAAAATACTACTTCAACGGCGGAGCTATTAAGCGAAGCTGGAAGCGTAAATATGGTTGACCAAATTGCTAACCTGTTATCAGGTGAGCCAGAAAAACCAGCTGCAACAAAAAAGAAACCTATTGAAGAATCTGAGGAGGATG